GACTGGAGGGCACTCTGAGTTGGGCTGACAACAGCCAGATGTCCACTGTAAGACGTACAGAAATCAATAATCTGATAACGCAGCATCAACAGTCTCTTCAGAGTTGCTTCGCAGCCCGCCGATAGACCTGCCACACGTCGCGACACAATTTGCTGATTCGCGAAACGTGTCGCGACTTACTCTGCCTTGCGGGTGGGAAGCTTGAAGTCAGTCACCCGGTCCGCGATGTTGCGGATCTTCTCCACTCCCAAAAAGCCAACCCAGCCGCCGGCAAAGGTGGCCATGCTCTGTGGCAGCCCGAAGAAGTCCAGGCCGCTGATGATGGTCAGGGTCAGGCCGCCGCAAATGGCGCCCTCCACCAACATTTGGCGACGTGTACCGCCACCGTAGGTGATCCGAAGCACGGCCATGGCGCAGGACAGCGCAGCCGCATAGAGGATCGGCGAATGCTGGCTCAACCACGCAAGCGCTATCGCCCATGTGTCGGGTTTGTCTGGCATGTTTGGCATCTCGGTTCCTCCCCGTCAGGGAGTTAGGAAAATGGCAGGCCGTGGCCTGCAGACTGAATCAGCTCCAGTGCATTCCCAGCTCCGAGCAATGGGTATGTGGGCCGAAAACGAAAAAGCCCCTGCGATTGCAAGGGCTTGATTACTACGAAAAACGCTGCGCGGAGGCAAACTACTTAGCCATTGAGCAATCCTCGAACATTGGAGTTTTAACAACATCACCAATGCCCGTACAGATAACGCTCACAGTGGCGCCCTTCTTCAGAGCAGCCATAACGGACATATCTGATTTTTCGAATTTAAATTGCGGTCCCATAAATTGGTTGGTACCAGCAAGGACCAGATAGGGGTTACCCATGAAGTCGGTGTTGATATCTGTGATACGCCCGGTAACTTTTACCTTCTTGTCTTTGAATAGCGCATCAGCAGCAACAGTGTTCTCATCATAGCTCTTGGCAACCTGAATCGCGGTGTATGCCTTCATAGGCTCCGCGGGTGCAGTCGCGGGTGCTGATGAGGAGACAGTTGCCGGTGCAGTTGCGATCGAGGCTGTGGATTGCGTTGAGTTTCGAGTGCCGGAAGATGGTGCTACAGATATCGCTAGAATGCCCAAAATCAGCCACCCGAAACCAATGATGCGCGCAAGAACCGAATGCCCCTTCCTTAACAGAAACCAAACAAACACGATGGGAAAGAAAACGATTCCAAGACCAAGCAGGAAGCTTACGTTGCGTTTTACTGGCACATTCACTTCGTTCATATCGCTCTCCGTGGCGATCATTAGGAGGAGCATCTTGTACTGAGCGCCATTAAATTGCTACTAGGCCTTCCCGAGCGCTGTCCTGGCTATGGGTAAATTCAAGACATAAAAAAACCCGCACTGGGCGGGCTTTCTACTACCTGACACGGCTTATTTTCCTAGCGGCTACCCGCGAAACCTTGAGTACCACCAGCGCAATTAGCGCACCGACAAGCCCGCCAAATAGTCCCATCTGAAATGCTGCTGATGGCTCCATCCAACACGGGCTCAATGGCTTAAAAGGGCAGTAGAGGCACGGCTCAGGAAAGATTGCCCGCCATACTGGTAACGCACCGCCGATGATCAGCAACCCTACCGTAAAGAGCAAAATAGCTATCCAGTGCGGTATGACGAGAAACCGCCTCCGAAGCACTGATAAGGCGATGACCAATACAAACGAAAAGAAACCAGGTAGGTAAAGTGTCACGAAGTAGATTTGGTCGAGCTGGTTGCCGGCAGTATCCATATCACCTCAGCAAAAAACCCGGCGCTTGGCCGGGCTTGAATGTCTATGTGCGTTTCGCGTTACTTGTGCACTATGGGAAAAGTACGCCCGAAACGCCGTCACGTCAACATGATTATGCCGCTTCTTGATCTTTTTCCGCGTGGATCACCTGCCATAGCGGTTGCTGCGCCTGAATATCCACTTCCTTAATGACTTCTTTCAGTGATTCCCACAATCCCAACCAGTCACGCGTCCAGTTTTTCGGGTCGATTGTCACGCCGAAGAAGGCATCCATCTCAGCCGACACCCGCGCCGGCCCCCACTCCGCCGCCCCCTGAACCTCTCCTTTGTACGACTGCAGGGCCAGAGTAACGAGGTACTGCGCTTTCACTCGCTTGGCCGAGGTCAGATCGGGTAGCGCCGCCTTGGCGGTGATCAGCAGCACCGCGTTCAGTAGATGTCGCATGTTCATCGCCGGGTGATACAGGTAATGCCCGAACTGTTGTACTTGGAACGGCAGTGTGTCGATCGCGCGCAGTACTTTGCCAATCATCGCCAGATGCGCGGCGCGTGCGGTAGAGCGGCCAACTGGTGTGCGCCGCGTCTCGCTGATACTGATCCTTTCGCGCACAACCTGAATGCGCTCTTCCTTGTCTTCACCAAGTGCGGCGAATACCGCTTCATGCCGGCGCATACGGGCACCCTTTTTCACCGGCGCAGACTCTGCCCGGTCAATGGCTGCAGCGCTGATCGACGCGTTCGATTCATGCTGAGCCTCAGTCCATACCTGTCTTGCGCTGATCAGTTTCATGCTGCTTCCTTTTTCAGTTCTTTGGTCTTTGCCCGATATTCGGCCTTGATGGTTTTGATTTCTTCCACGGTGTACTTGCGGGGCTGATGAGGCCCTTCGATCCAGGCCACCTTGTCGGCGCCGATGCGCTGCACCAACCGGATGCGGTACTCGACCGCGTTACCGGACAGGTTGCGATTGCACTTCACGCACTGGCGGTGGATGTTCAGCGGCTCGAAGCGCAGCTCTGGGCAGGCGCCGACGGATCGATAGTGACCGGCATCCCAACGGCTGCCCGTGATCAGGTCGCTGTCATTCGGCATTGAGTCGCAGCTGATGCACGGCATGTGCGCATCGCGGAGGCGGACGTACTCGTTCACCGCAGCCTGGGCTTCGCGCAGGTGGTCAGCCCTGGTCTTTAGCTTCTCCTTGCGGACCTTGATCTCGCGGCGCCCAAAATCCGCCAAGGCCTTTCGAGCTGTTGCCTGCCCCTTCTCTGACTGACCGTAAGCGATGGCGCACTCGATCTCCCCGCATACAGCCTGCGTGTCGCGAGCTGGAGTAAACATCGCCCGGCAGGACGGGCAGCGTTTTCGCCGTGGAGCGCCAGACCTGAGCGGGGTTTTGCGCTGTAGTGGAGTGCGCTTCATGCGTAGCTCCCAATCTGGTCAGCAGCACTCAGGGCCGCGTCTTCATTCTCAAAGTGCGCTGACAGGACGAGGCGCCAGCAGGCGTTGAACACGTCGCGGTAAAGCGGCTCAAAGGCCGTGTCGTCCATATTTGCCCAACTGATCGACATGGCTTCCTTGCGCACACCGTCAGGAGTTCGCACCAGATGAAAATGACCAGCCTCGATCGTCACCCATTCCCGGAAAGCCTCGCGAGACTTGTCCACGGCAGGGAAACGTTCGGCGCGTTCGATTTCGAGTTGAGCAATGTAAGAATCCACGGCGTGCGACAACTGCCCAGGCTTGCCGCTGGCAGCTTCGAAGAACCTAGCCAGCCCACGGATGCCACGCATTTCCTGGCGCGGTACCAAGCCGCCAACCGGCTCCCAGTACTCCCACGCCAGATCCAGCATCGAGAAGAACTTGCCGTGAAACTTGGCGTTGCGCATTTTTGTGAATTTGCCGTGGATGACCTGGCCGAGCTTCCACTTCTGGGTTACTTCACGGTCGGCCTCAGTGGCTGGAACCAGACCCTGAGCGGTGCGGATAAGGGCGAGTTCAGCCATGCTCCACCCCCTTGATCACGGTTTTTTCGTTGCATAAAACCTGCTCACCAGCCTCATACGCGCGCGAACCTTTCGGAAGTCTGAGCGAAAGCGAAAGGCTGGATTCTGTTCCTTCCCCGCCCGCTCGACTGCCAGGGGAATGCTCAAGCTCTCCAACCACTTCGCACGCTATGGCAAACGCCTGGTCGCCCAAGCGAGTCATTTGCATGATGCGTGTCATGCCTTGAAGCAGCGTGTCGTTCTGTTCCTGCAACTGGCCGGCGCCGCGCTGCAGCGCTTGCACCTGCCCACGCAGCGCCGCGTTTTCCGCATTGACGTGGCTGAATTGAGTGGCGATGTGTTCTTCCAGCGAAACCTGATCACGTTGCCAGTCGATCTCGTCGTGGTAGTAACCGAAGCGCTCACAGAGGCTGCGGTGGAAGTTTTTGAAGCTGGCCTCAGCTTGCTTTTTCTGTTCAGTGGTATCGGTCATTGAGCTGCGCTCCCTGCTTTCAATTGTTCGGCCTGCTGAATAAGCAGCGCCCGGCGATCAGCCAGCTCGTTGGCTGCCAAAATTCGCAGTTCTGTTTTTTCCTCGTCCGAGGCTTTGCGCATCGCCAGCATCGAGTCCTTCACCGCGGCGAGCTTTTCGCGCAGCTTTGGCGAAGGCCGCGCGACCTCACCGGTGAGCAGCGCAACGACGGCCCTACCGTCTTCAGTGACCGGCGCGACACTCAAGTCGGCCAGGTACTGCTGAGCACGCTCCTGTGGGATTCGCTGCATTTGCACGGCTTTGGTGATCGCCT